GCAGATGTAGAACAGTTTCAAGCAGTGCGTAAAAGCAATGGTGAATTAATTAATAAAATTGCTAGTAAGCTAGCGAGACAAGGTGATTGTGAATGAGTAAAATTAAAATAGCGGAACTGTTTTACAGTATCCAAGGTGAAGGACGCTACATGGGCGTCCCGTCTGTGTTTCTACGCACATTTGGTTGTAACTTTAAATGCGCTGGCTTTGGCATGCCGCGTGGAGAAGAAAGTCACGAAGCGACTGATATTGCGGCAACGCATAAAATGATTAAAGCATTTGAAAAATATGAAGACTTACCTTTGGTTTCTACGGGTTGTGATAGTTACGCTTCTTGGCATCCTGACTTTAAAGAACTTAGTCCAATGCTCACAAGCGACGCAATCGCCGACAGAATCGCGGAAATTATTCCGTTCAACGAATGGCGAGATGAACACCTTGTAATTACAGGTGGCGAGCCATTGCTTGGTTGGCAACGAGCTTATCCAGACTTGCTGAATCACGATAAGATGATTGGATTAAAAGAAATTACCTTTGAAACAAATGGTACGCAAAAGCTAACACAAGAATTTAAAGAATACTTGTATAACTGGACGAAAGAGAATCCGCATCGCGAAATTACATTTAGTGTAAGTGCCAAACTTCCTTGCTCAGGTGAGAAGTGGGAAGATGCTATTAAGCCAGAGATTGTATGCGAATACGAAGATGTTGGCACAGCATACTTGAAATTTGTTATTGCTACAGAACAAGACTTTGCTGATGCTGAATGTGCTATTGCCGCATATCGTGCGGCAGGCTTTAGAGGCCATGTATACTTAATGCCAGTAGGTGGCGTAGAAAGTGTTTACGCACTAAACAATCGTGCAGTGGCAGACATGGCAATGAAGAATGGCTTGCGCTATAGTGATAGATTGCAAGTGCCGTTATTTAAAAATGAGTGGGGTACCTAATGTTAAAGAAATTCTTTAAAAAGATTACAGGCTTACAAGCCTTAGAAGATGCCAAAGTGCAAGCAACTGCTGAGGCTGCGGTTGCTGAAAAACTGGCTGCTCAAAAGATTAAAGAAGCTGCCGAAGCAGAGGCTAAACTTGAAGAAGCAAAGTTAACGCCAAAAGAGCGAGCTACTCGAAAAGGTGAGCCCTGGGTCAGTGTGCTAGACACCCATGTGAACAAAGATAACATTAGAAACGGCTTCTTTGAGCTTGACTGGAACGACATCTTTATTGTACAATTGAAACAAGCTGGCTACGGTTACGATGGCGATCCAGATGAAGAGATTGTAGATCGCTGGTTCAGAGATTTGGCTCGTAACATGTTATCCGAGGACGGACAGGACCCTAATAGAGGTGCTGGCTATATTAATGTAACTAAACTGGCAGGCGGCAAAGCCGAAATACAATGACATATATTTTAGTTGATACTGCGAACACATTCTTTCGCGCTCGACATGTAGTGCAAGGCACTGCTGACATCAAGCTCGGCATGGCGTTCCATATTACATTCAACAGTATCAAGAAAGCGTGGAACGACTTTGAGGGGAAGCATGTAGTATTCTGCCTCGAAGGTCGTAGCTGGCGCAAAGACTTTTATAAGCCATATAAAGCTAATCGTGCGGCAACTCGTGCGGCGCTGACAGAAAAAGAACAAGCTGAAGATAAGTTGTTCTGGGAAGCGTTTGATGAGTTTAAAAACTTTATTAGTGAGAAGACTAATGTCACAGTATTGCAACATCCACGCTTAGAAGCAGACGATTTAATTGCAGGTTTCATTCAAGCACATCCAAATGATGACCATGTGATTATCTCGACAGATAGTGACTTCCATCAGTTGCTGGCAAAGAATGTTCGACAGTTCAACGGTGTTGCAGAAGAAACACACACACTAGAAGGCATCTTTGACAAGAAGGGTAAACTAGTACTTGATAAAAAGACAGGCGAGCCTAAGACTGTTAATCCAGAATGGCTACTATTCGAGAAGTGTATTCGAGGTGATTCTAGCGATAATGTCTTTAGTGCATATCCAGGTGTTCGTACTAAAGGTAGTAAGAATAAAGTTGGTCTTACAGAGGCTTTTGAAGACCGTAAGGCAAAAGGCTTCTCTTGGAACAATCTCATGTTGCAACGCTGGGTTGACCATAATGGTGAAGAACATCGTGTACTAGAGGACTACGAACGCAATCGACATATCATCGATCTAACTGCACAGCCAGAAGATATTAAGCAGTGCATTAAAGAAACTATCGATGCAGGCATTGTACCCAAGATGGTAACACAAGTTGGTATTCGTATGTTAAAATTCTGTAACACTTGGGATATGAAGAAGATTGCTGATAACATTCAATCTTACGCCGATCCATTCCAAGCAAAATATCCAACTACTAAAGCAGTAGCACAATCAACACTATTCGAGGAGAAGTAAAATGGCAACTTGGAAATTATCACCCCAATATAAAAAGTCAGCAGTGGAGAAGATGTTCTTCTACAAAGAAGGCAAGATTATCACTATTGAACAAGGGTTCCGTTGGGCTACTTTTAGCGTCGAATCTAATGAGCGTCCGTTAACAGACGATGAACTCAAGAACGAAGACGGCTACGAACTCGGATGTATCGACAACGATGAGTCTTGGGAAATGAACGACATGAGCGACGGTTGCTGGTGCGACATTGAAATCGGTAACGATAAGACCACTAGCACAGACTTAGAAGAATTCGAAGCAGCCTGGCAAGAAGATTGGTACAGTGGTGTAGAAGCATTAGGTTGGAGTAATGACGATACTGAGTATTACTACTACGGTCCATTAGAACTTACCAACGAAGACACTGGTGAAGTATTCCAAGGTGAGCCACAAGATGAGCCAACTGTACAAGACTCTCCGGAATTATCTTTTAGTGAAAAACTAGAAATTATTCAAGAAATTGAAGACGAGAAGTCTGCATATACCGATTGGTTTCCAGCAAGTATCAATCCAGTGCGTGTAGGTACATATCAAGTATTAGACACTGAGCAGGAAGTTGCTTGGCCGTTCCAATCAAACATTCTTGCAGGTACATGGGATGGTACAAAGTGGGACATTTCTGTTTCTACCACTGTAGTTAAATGGCGCGGTCTCAACAAGGAACCTAAATAATGACAGAGATTCATGCAAAGCCGATCGTTGACGGCAAGTTCTGGATTGTAGAGAAAGACGGTGAAAAAATCGCTACACTACATAAGAAAGAAAACAACAAGTTTGTCCTAAGCAGTCACGACGGTGAAGTGATGTTTAACAAGAAGGAAGAGCTTACCAAGCACTTTGGTAAAGGATTCTTTTTATCTAGCACAAAGGTTAAAGTTACTCAAGCAGAGCCTAACGAATGTCACGGGTTTCCAACATCATGCAAGCCATACAATGCAATGTATGATGTAAGACGCAAACTGCCGCTGTTTACTAAGAGCAATGCTAGTAAGAGTCTGTACTGTGCAGGCTACTATGTTATCAAATTTGACAAGGGCTGGGTGAAGTCATTCTGTCCTAAAGCAATTACAATTGAACGATATCCTTTCAAAGGTCCGTTTAAGAGTGAATTAGAAATGAAGAGCGTACTCGCAAATGCAAAATCAGATTAATACTGCTCCAATTTCGCTGTTTGTACAACAAGTGCGTTCAGCAGAAATGACCGGGGGCAAACAAGTTTCTATGGACATTGCTAAGGCTAGATTGTTAGCCTTAGCATTAACTGAGCTGTTAGAAAAAGTAAATCAAGACTACGAAAGTATGTTTAATGAGCTTAAAAAGTCTACAAGCCCAGATGTTATTACAGTAGAGTTAGACGGCGGCGGCTTTAGTAAAGAATAAAGAGATAAATATATGCGTATATAATTGAGGTTACGCATATGAGCCGTCCAAAGCCAAAAATACTATTAGAGCATGTTAATAAGAAGACTTACAAAGCCGAGCAGGTTTTAGAAGCCGAAGCCATTTGGGCAGTCTTTTATAAGAACGAACCATTTAACTTAAAGAGCTTTAATAGTCTTACCAGCTATCCAGGTCCGAAATACAAAAAAGTTAGTTTTTCAAATCCTGGACATGCACACAATCTAGCAAAGAAGCTAAATCTAACATTTGGAACAGAAGATTTCCAAGTGGTTAAACTAACATCTGGGACCATTGTAAAATGATAACCCGCGACGCCCTTACTAAGATCTTCTTACAACAATGGGGCAAGAGTACTGACGATGTAAATCTTAAAGTGTACTCACGCAAGTGGTGGCAGTCAAATAGAGTAGGTAAACAGACTGCCTACCGATTGAGCGAAGAAGGGTTTGACTTCTTAACAAATACGCTCCAAATCCAAATGTACGAAATACCGTTCACTGAGCATATTGAACTTAGTCCGCAGACTATTGTGTTCTTAGAGCGTTACATTGACTGCCCTTACTACTTAACTTCCGAGTCTATTACGGTTTTTTCCGAACGAAAATCGTTTGAACTTTACTTATTTTCGGACGACATCCGTAAATTTGGTTTGGTAAAAGCGATGAACGAACGCCAAAAAGAACTAGATAATTCGGACGATTCCGACTAAATTTCCTCAAAAACCTATTGACTTAAAGTGCGTTGACCTGTATAATACATACATACAGCGTTAATTCAACAACACTTTTTTAACTAAGATAGGAAGACTATGAGCGAGACTCTTACACGGACAGTTGGCCCTAAAGGTGCAAAAGCATCACTTCGCAAGGCCTTTAAAAATAAGCGACCAATTTTCTTGTGGGGCCCTCCAGGTATTGGTAAGTCTGACATTATCAAACAACTCGGTACTGAGCTCGAAGCTCATGTAATCGACGTTCGTTTGTCACTGTGGGAACCTACAGATATTAAAGGTATCCCATACTTTGATTCCAACGATGGCACAATGCGTTGGGCTCCTCCTTCAGAATTGCCAAGCGAACAAATGGCAGCTCAACATAAGAACATCGTACTGTTCTTGGATGAAATGAACTCTGCGGCACCTGCTGTTCAAGCGGCTGCTTATCAATTGATTTTGAACCGTCGTGTTGGTACATACCATTTGCCAGACAATGTTGTGCTAGTTGCGGCTGGTAACCGTGAAACTGACAAGGGTGTTACATTCCGTATGCCTGCTCCGTTGGCTAACCGTTTCGTTCACTTGGAAATGACAGTTGACTGGGATGACTACTTTGAGTGGGCTGTTGAAAATAACATCCACCCAGATGTTATCGGCTTTTTGAGCTTCTCTAAGAAGGACTTGTACGACTTCGATCCAAAGAGCTCAAGCCGTGCATTTGCAACACCACGCTCTTGGTCATTCGTTAGTGAGTTGTTGATCGACGACGACACTACACACGAAACTTTGATGGACTTGGTTTCAGGTTCAGTTGGTGAAGGCTTGGCGGCTAAGTTTATGGCACATCGTAAACACGCTAGCAAAATGCCAAACCCAACTGACATCTTGTCAGGCAAGGTTAAGAAGATGGACACTAAAGAGATTTCAGCAATGTACTCTTTGACTATCTCATTGTGCTACGAGTTGAAAGACTCATGCGATAAGAAGGCTAAAGATTGGAACGATCAAGTTAACAACTTCTTCCAATTCATTATGGATAACTTTGAAACCGAATTGGTTATCATGGGAACTAAAGTTGCGCTGAGCCAATACAAGTTGCCATTGGACCCAGACGAAATCAAGTGTTTCGACGAGTTCCACTCACGCTTTGGCAAGTACATTGCACAAGCTACTGAAAAGTAATTTGGTGCTGTAAGTATTGACAGGACCTGCGGGTCCTGTTATACTATATACATATA